AGCTACAATTTCGGACGGATCGCCATTGTTCTTATCAATCAAGAAAATCTTATGTTCATAAGCCGCAATGACTTTGCTGATTTCCTCGTCCATCTCTTTCAGAGTATCTTCCAACTGTTCCTCAAGAGAATCACTATCCAAATCAACATCATCAACCTTAACAGTTGCCGATGCTTCGATTACAGATTTCCATGTTTTCTTACCAATAGTTCCAGACGCACCGCCATCGTAACCGCCAGCATAAGCAGGAATATGACCGTTGATGAATTTGCCGCTATGTTTAATGCGCTTTGTTTCCTCAGCCGTATAAACAGTATCGCCCTTATCCAGATCAACGATTTCGGGGCCATTTGTACCAGCGAGATAAGCCTGATCACCATGCTTAATTAATTCCTCGCCTTCCTCACCGACCAATGCTGCGCCATCAGGAGCATTATCAGTACCCTTGGCAAAGCCAAGCATACCAAGCAAACCGCTTCTGCGTCTTTCGTTGATTGTAACAGTAGCCGTTGTACCGTCTACACGCATCATGGCAGAAACGATATTGTCAATTCTGCGAACAGAATCATCAGCCGCCGCACCAATATCCTCGATCTCAGACACGACATTATCTGTCGTAGCATCATCAGCATCGGCAACAGCACCTTCAATGTTTCCAATATCGCCTTGAACTGTTGCAAAATCAAACTGACTCAAAGTATTCAATGCGTCTTGAACTGTGTCAACACTTTCGCCAGCATTTGTCAACGAAATACCATCAGCCTCATGCAATTTTGTAATTACATCTTCAGCCTGTTCTTTCGTAAAGTTCAATTCAGACAGCAAACCACCCAACTCAGTAATATCAACCGTAACAGTAACACCATCATCGGCAGCCAAACCAAGATTGACTAAACTTTCTGTCAAATTATCTACGGATGTTTCTGCATTCAGCAAAACGATCCCATCCATAGTTTGCAAATCACCAAGAATTGTAGCAATATCCTTATCAGTCTTACCTAAAGAGATAAGCTGATCTGTCAAAGCCGCAATATTAACTGCCGTACCACCTGTGGTTTCAGCCGCAAGACCAATTTCTTCAATGACAGACATAACCTCTGCCATATCAGCAAAATTGACCTCTCCCCACATGGACAAAGCCTCCCAGCAAGCCAACATAGCTTCTCTGGAAATGTTCATCTTTTCAGCCAGCAAATCAAGGTTTTCATAGTCCATATCGAAACTATAAGAACCGTCCGCATTCTTGCTGATTTCAATCAATTTTTCGCCTTGCTCATTAACCAGTACGCCAGCCTCAGATAATTCATAAAGACGATCCAGCAGACCTAAACCAGCACTCTCCGCATCAGAGAATACACCAGCGTTTTTCTGCATTGCTTCATAAATTTGATCCAAACCATCAGCCCAGCCCCACAATGCAAGCTGCTCAGAACCAAACATAAATTCAGCCGCAGCCCAAAATGCGTTACTGTTTGTTGTACCAGCCTCGAACTCTGCATTCAATGCCTCAAACGCCTCGGCATAGGATTTAAAATTATCATCCTTTTCGCCACCAGCCAAAGCCGCATCATATCTGGATTTTGCCTCAGTCACATCATCAAATGCCGTAACCATGCCCTCTAAAGCATCGTTCAACTTTAAAGCATCATCGGTAATTAAAGCAAACCCATCTTTGCCATCGGCTACTGTTTGAAGAACATGAGCAAGGAACTCGGCATTCATTCCATCAAGTTCAAGGATTTCAGCCAGTTCTTCACTTTCGCCAGCCAATTCCTCAATTGCATCAGGAGTAATGCCATCGAGAGTTTTCGCCATTGCAACCAATTCTGCTTTTGCATCAGCAAAATCCTCAGAAGCCCAAATAGCTTTTAAAGCCTCTTGGACTTGGCTACTAACAGCAATAATTTCACTCGTGCCATTCTTATATTCATCCATTGCCGTTACAAGGTCATCCCAAGATTGGATACCATGATCAGGAACGGACAACAAATCATAAGCAAGTGTTAAATCTTCATCAGACAGACCTTTTAATTTTTCCTTGAGTTCAGCAACTTTGATACCATATTGATCAATGGCATGGAAATGAGCTGCTGTACCAACAGTTAATTCCTCATAATCCTTTGGAATTAAATCATCAACAATACTATTAATCATATTCGTTGTTGATTTAATTTCATTAAGATAATTCTGATACAAAGAACTGTCTGCGATCAAATATTTATCAATTTGTTCAGACAAACCATCGAATTCGAATTTCTTTCCAAGTTCACGATTTACATGATTTCTTAAATCAGCAAAATCATCAACTGTTTCAACAATACCGTTGCTTCTTTCATAAGCAGCAACAATTCTTTCGTATTCGGATTCGACATATGCTTCAACATCTGCGCCAATATCATCAATTACATCTTTTACGCCATCGTAAATATCATATACATCATCGGTATCCATAAGATCGTTCTCTACAAGAGCGTCTTTCAATTCAACCAACTTATAGTAATAATCAACAATGGCATCAACATCCTGAGAAGAATCCCAATCTATTGGTTCGATTTCGATTTCTGTTGCACCAACACCCATCGCACCATAATAACTACCTTGATCAATATAATCGCCCATTATTTCTTGAACGAGTTTATATGCGTCAGTTTCTTCTTTTGCTGTGTCACTAACTGTAATTGTGATTTGACTGCCATCCCATTTCGAATAAGACTTGCTTAATAAAAGTTCTTCAGCGGCTTGCGCCTTTTCTTTTGCCGCAATTTCTTGCGCTTTTAATTCCTCTGTAATTTGATCTTCAAGTGCTTGAGTATATTCCTCAGTGCCTTGTTTCAAATGACCTAAAGCAATGGCCTTATCCTCAAGGGATTTTGTTATATCATCAACTGCCTTTTTTAGACTTTCTTCCTCTGTTGCAGTTAATTCAGTTTGATTAGAATATTTCTTATATACGGCATAAGCATCTTTCAACGCCGCTGTTCTTTCAAGTTCGGCATTTTTTTCGTCTATTGTAGCCTGTGCTAACTCTTGAGTTTCTTGTTCCGCTTGCTTAATGCCATTACGAATCAGCACAATTGCTGCAATTAAAGCAGTTATTGCAACTGTCGCAATAGACGCAGCGGATGCAGTCCCAACCAATGCAGACGATGCTCCTTTAAGAGTGGTAATAAAACCGCCGCCAGCTTCCTTGCCTAATGCCCATGCTGCTCTTAAATCTCCAAAGACTTTTGTAAGTTTAGGAACAATACCAAAACCACTTGTGATTACACCAAATAAACGAGTAAACATAGAAGTTGCAGTATTTAAATTTAAAAGAACTAAAGCAGAAGCAAGAATAGTTAAAGCATTGCCCATACCACCAAGGGATTGAATTATATCATCTAAAACAGTGATTACTTTTGTTCCAAGATCAATAATTCCCTTTACAAAATCGCTATTAACAACAGTCAAAGACAAAGCCTCAAACGCTGCCTTAAACTGATTTGTCTTAGCCTCAATACCTTCCAAATAGGTATTATATTCCTGCATGGCAGAACCAGCAGATTCCAGAGAAGAATTCAAGGCATCTTGCGCAATATCAAAATTCTCCATAACAGCAGAAATGATGTTGCCCTGACGCTTACCAGCAATCAACTCAGTAATACTTGCCTGTTGAATGTCGGTCAATTCGCCCCATTTTGCGGCAAGTTCTTCGATGATTCGATAAGTAGATTTAAATGTGTTGTCATCAATCATAATGTCAACACCAGACAATGCCATGATTTCTTTACGCAATTCTGCGGTAGAAGAAGCCATTCCCTCCATATCAAGACCAGCTTGTTCCATTTCCGTAGTCGCACCACGGATACGCATGGAGATTGTCTTAAACGCTGTACCAACACTGGTAGCATCCTGAACAACTGTATTTGCCGCTGTAATTAAAGCAATGGTTTCATCAATGGTATTATTAGCAGCCGCCATCGAAGAAGCAGAGCGTTGTAACGCCTCACCAATATCTCCACTGGAAATTGCAAAGTTGTTGCCAATCTCATTGAACTTATCCAGAATAGCAGACGCATTTTCTGCCTCAATGCCAAAGCCTTTCATAGTAGAGATCATGCTGTTTGTAGCATCATCAATACTACTCAAATCACCGACATTGGCATAAATCGTAGCAAGCTGACCAAGTTCCTCAGCTTCACTCAAAGAGAAACCTAATCGGCTAAAGTTTGTAGTGGCATCAACCAGATCAACAACGGTTGTGCCTAACTCTTTTGCTTTGGCGGTTGCTCTGGTCAAAAATCTGTCGTAAGAAGCATCGGTTTCATCCGTAACCTTTCTCAGATTAACCATAGCAGCGTCCAGATTTTTAACATTCTGAACCATTTCGCCAAGTTTACTGATAGCCTCATAAATCACTCGGCTGGCACTAAAGAACGATGCAAAGTTCTTGAAAGCGTCCTTTAATCTATCACCTAAAGATTTTGTGTGAAGTCCAGCTTGTTTTACTTTTGTATTAAACTGCTCAAAATCAGCATTAAACTTTTTCAGATCGGTCTTTGTAGACAAATCTTCTGCTCGTTTTTGCAGCTCATTCAGTTCTTTTACAAGATCGGGACGGCTCTTAATTGCGCTATAAGTTTCACTGTATTCGGCAACTTTTTGCTTTGCTTTTTCAATGTTTGTAGCAAGCTGTTGTGCAGAAATTGGGTCTTTAAACGAACTCGCATTGTCTTTCAACTTTGAAAAGTCCGTTTCTAATTCCTCAATCGCTGTACTCAGTCGTTTAACATCTTCAGCATTATTTGGATCAAGATCGCCCAAATCCTTTTGAACAAGTTTCGCTTTTTCTTGGAGCTTTGTTAAATCAGTTGTAAGCTGATCAACACCTGTTCCTTTAATGCCAGAATCTCCAATATTGGAAAGTGCCGTCTGAATTTTATCTGTAATATCATCAAATCGTTCACCTAATGATCCAATAGCAGATTGTTCCGCATTATACTCAGCAACAGCCCTCTTAGCGTCTGCAATTTTTGCCGCAACAGTTTCCCACTGTGCGGACAATTTATTGCCTGTTGCGGTTTTATCAATACCGATCAATGCAGTCTGCAATTCGCTGATTGCCTTTTTCAGCTTTTCAGCACCAGCACTATCACCGATAGAGGCATACGCCGTATTGAGATTCTTTACATAAGTTTCCGCATTCTTAATATCCTCTAAGATACCAGATGTAGTCTTTTTGGATTTACTTGCGGCATTATACTCAGCAACAGCCCTCTTAGCATTATCAATGGCGGCAGATACCTTATCCCACTGCTTTGCCAATGCACCGCCACTTGCAGAAGAATCAACACCCTTTAATGCCGTATCAAGTGCGGTAATAGCAGCAGTAACCTTTTGAGCCGCCGCACTATTACCAATGCCCTCATATTGTGTCTTAAACACTTCCAGAGAAGATCGAGCATCGTCAATTTTCTTTTTGATGCTTAAATCGGAGGACTGTGACTTTTCAGTAGAACTCAAAGTACGCAGTTCGTCACTCAGACTTTCAATCATGGTCTGCAAACGCTTATACGCAGACAATTTCTTTTGTGTATTATCAGCATTCTCAAACTGAGCCAAATTTGCTTTCAGCAGATTAACACGCTTTTGTGTTTCAGTGCTTACATCTTTAAGTTTGCTGAATTGCTCCACAATAGAAGAAACACTTCCAGAAACGGAAGTGTCGGAATTCATCTTTTGAACAGCGGCATTATATGCCTCAATCTGCTTTTTCGTTGATTTCAGAATCTCATTTGCTTTCGCAAAATCACCGTCTTTAACAGCACGACTAAATGGATTCCAAGAATCTTTGTTAAGTGTAAGACCAATTTTAGAAGCAGTATCTCGATACTCCTTCATCTGAGCATTTAACTTTGCTTGAGTGGAGGCAATTTTCTGCTGTGCTGCTAAAATGTTATTTACACTTCTTGCGTCAACCTCAACGCCCATCTTGACGGTTTTCTTGTTTAAACTTTTGACAACAGAATCAATTTTCTTTTCTGTTTCAGCTTTTTCAATTGCTGTTTTTAAAATGATTTCTTTCGTCTTTGTTTTATTTAAAATACTATCAAGACCAGCTTGAATTTCAGCTTGAGTTTGGCTTACATCCAACCCCAATACAATCAAACCATCAGCAGCCATTCATCTTCACCTCCCATAAAAATAATAAAACCTCCCTCAATCAAGAGGGAGGAACTGATCGTTTAATATATTCGTCCATAGTATAAAAGTGGTCTAATTACATTCTTTTCTTCAGATAAATGCAGTCCAAGTCTGTTTTTAGAGTTGAAATCCTGAATACCATCTGCTATCCAGTTTGCGGCTTGACGATAACCAAAGTTTGGAATGTTGCGAAACCAAACATTCTTTTTCACAACATAACCATCATTCAACAGCCAAAAAACATTTGCGTCACTTTTATTCCATTTCTTAAAAATAGAAGGACGGATTGAATTTTGAATTTTCAATGTAATGCTCATTCGATTTCCTTCAACTTTTATATCTGCCAAATCAGCAGTAGAAATCGAATGTTGCATTGTTCTTTGGTGGATTTTGCTCTGTATGCAGTTCGATAACAAATTAGCGGCTTCCACCAACTCTTGCCCATAAGTCAAGCCCGATGGGGCTTTTACTTTTGTTATATCAAGATTCTTTAAAATCTTATCTAACGACATACAGCACCCCCATAACAAAAAAGACGAGGGCATAAAACCCTCGTCCTTTCTATATTTTTTGATTTATGAAAATGTTTTTACTTCCAGTGAACAGGTAATGGAATTACCATCAAATACAATATCATCCGTGTACTCATTTAATTTTGCAAGCACATATCCAAACATCTCTTGAGAAATATGCAGATCACTTGCCGCCATTTCCAAATCAGAAATCTCAAACGAATAAGATCGAACATCGTAATCAAATGTACCGTTCACACAATCCAATGTTTCCAGCTTAGAAATAATTTCTTTCTCAGTTCCATCAAGAAGAATAAAAGAATATAAATCATTCGCCAGTTCATTCCAGTTTTCAGGTTCATTACCAGAGCCAATTAAAATCTGAAAGAATGCTTCATCCAAAGACTGAGATAATCCAAAATCGCAGTATAGTGCAAGCCCACCAGCAATTTCCTCATACATTGCGCCCTGTTTAACAACCAATTCGCTGCCGATCTTACTCACACTATCCTTAGAAATCGGATAGCCTTTAAACTCATATCCATCATTTGTAATACTTAGATGATCTGTTGCAGAAATCATATCCTCATATGCGTCCTGCACCACCGTATTTACAACCACTGGAATATCTGCTGGTTCATCAATTGACGGAGTTTCCGATTTAACACCATCAGTTACAGATGGGTATTCTGTTTCCAGAATAGCATTGTCAACTTGTTCGTTTCCACAAGCAGACAACATAACCAGCATTACAAGAAAAACGCACAAGACTTTGCTCAAATGAATAATTCTATTAAACATGACACAACGCCTCCTTTGTGATACATTATATCATGATAAAATAGAAAAGTCAATATATTCTTGCAAATCTTGTTATTTACGATTTAAAACAGAATCGACCATCTTATCATAGTCAAAATTCTTAATTGCTTCAGCCATATCATTCAAGCCAGAAGCATTCGCCAGAGTGTCGTTGAGCTGCTGACCAATAGCAACAACCATTGCGACACCATTCTCAAGTTCCTCTCGTGCCTTAGAAAGCATACGCTCTTCAGCACAGAAACGCATCTGCTTCATATAATCCAACTTTTCAACGGTCATACCACGCAGCTCGGCAACCAAAGCCTGAAATGCGGGGTCTTTTACATTCTGAAGTAAATTGATAGCCTTACATAACTCGTAAGTCTTTTCAATATCAACCACCATAGTCTTTTCGCCATCATCCAGTTCAATTTCACGCTCATAGACTGGAACATTTGTGGTCATCTGAAGCAGGGTAATCATAAACACAGGATCAAGATACTGAGGAACAAACTCTCCATCATCAAAACAAGCATTGACAACTCGATCAATAAAATTACCCTTATCTTCAATAGACAGTTCGTTCTTAACAGAAATCTCCATCATGATTTCATCAGGATTTTCAGGATTAGCCATATGCAGAGTTACATCAGTTTTCTGATTACGATATACCTTCAATACTGCATTCATGGATTTCTGAGTAATTTTTGCCATAATTCATTTCTCCTTCAAAACAATATTTGTAATTTCAATTTCAGTTCGTGGATTCTCTTTATCCACAAAACACTGTAATGTTAAAGAAGTAATGTGTTGACTATCATCATCAACAACAAAACCACTTTCTGTAAATCCGTCCAAAATGAACTTTGGCGAAGATGAATCTACATCATGCCTACGATTTGTTTTATAGTATGTAGTAAATTTCATTTCACATCTTTCGATATGTAGGTTAGCATAACCTTGTTCTTTTATGAACCAAACAATGAAATCTTTCCATTTCTGTTTCAAATCGTTCATCATAGGACGCTTCATAATCATCCACACATTCATTAATGGATGATACGGATTTTCAATAGGTTTCTTTGATGCTTTTGGGTGCAATTTAAAATACATTCGTTCATAAGAACTTAATGTACCATTATCAATCACTAATTTCAGTGTATTCAAAATGATACCCTCCTGTTGTCTTTCTCTCGCCTTTACAAACTTTACTAATCAATGATTGATGCAAGCCCAATTCACGAGCTGCAAACGAGATTGATTTAAAAGTTCTATCAAGTTCAGAGCAATAAACAGGATGATATGTATTCCCTTTAATTAAATCTTTTTGTTCTTCAGTAAATACAATTCCTTCATTCCAATTTTTGAAATTAGCACGAATTTTGCGAAAGCGTTCACTTCTTTCTAAAGATGTTTCTTTTGCAATATTGCTCATTTTCTTTCGCTGTTCTAATGTTCGTCTTTTACCTTTATTTGATATAGAGATTTTCTTTTTTATTGCATCAGACATTTTTCCAAGACTATTGCCGCCAAGTGCGATATTGTAACCGTACTCAGGATTCGCACTATTAAAATGCAATATTAAATTTCTCTCATATTCTTCTGCTTTTTCTTTTGTCAATCCAGAAAATAAAATCTCATGTAAAAAACCAACATTCCAACCATATTTCAAAATTGCATTGTAAAAATGACGATTTGATCTATAATTACATCCGTTTCTGCCCCATCGTTTTTCTGGTAAACGGCTTGTAATGCCAACATATACTTTCCCATTAACCAGATTTGTATGCTTATAAACAAAATAACTCAATTCAGTATTTTCGCTTATATCCATCACGCTCCTAAATATGAAAAGAGGGGAGAGCCAAAGCCCTCCCTCTATTTTCACTCTTCCTCGTTTGTTTCCTGCTTATTCTTTCTGGAACGAATTGCCTTAACCACTGGTTCAGCAGTTTCCTCAACCTCATTCTCAGAAATTTCGCCAGCAACATTCACATCGGCAGTTTCATCAATACTGATTTGTCCTGCCAACTCAGCAGTTTCGTTCTGCTCAGGTTGCTTACGAGCCTCCTGAACACGGCGCAGATATTCCGCACCGCATTCAGGACTGCAAGCAATACTGTGATAATTAAACGCACCAAGAGAGGCACTGGACTTATTGCAGGGAACAAACTGTTTGCCGCAAACACGACAAACCGCAGTTCTCTTAGCCATATCAATCACCTCATAAATTAACTCGCATACTTCCAGTGATAACCACCCGCAGTTTTTGAACGCCCAAGTAAACAAGAACAAATTGTCCCTCGACTAACATTAGCCGCTTTTGCGGCACTGACTGTCGTAGGAAAAATTTCTCCTGTTTCAATGCACATTACACTTTTTGCGGCTGGGTTATCCGCTCCTGTTTTCTTGCCCTTATGTGATAAACTCAACTTTTCACGAGTTTCTTTAGAAAAATCCTTGCCATAGTTATGATTTTTCTCACCAAGCATTGACTTTCTCATTTTTTCTAAAGTTTCAGGTGAATGCGATCCAGAAGTTTGACCTCCATTATCTACATTATATCCGAACTCATGTCGATTACTTTTTAGCTTATCAATTAACAGCATCTCAAATTTACACGCTTCATCTTTTGTAAGATTAGAAGCAACAATCTCATGATTTACATTTTCCCAACCATATTTTTTGATCGCATGATAAATCACAGGTTGTTTTCTATATCCAGAACCATCGGCTCTCCATCTGCGCTCAGGAGCAGTACAAGTAATGCCTACATACACCTTTCCGTTAGGAAAGGTATGTATGTAGACACAATACGAATCATTGTTTATCTGCATTAAGCAGCATCTTCAGCGTCACGACCAAATACTGTCATATCCCAATACTTAGTCACGCCGTTGCCGCAAGTTTCGGGCAAGCTGGTAGCCTCGAAACCATGAGTAGTCTGAGAATCACCCATTGCCAAGTCAAAGTTACCAGTGAAGTCAGCATAAGGCAGGAAGAACTGAACATGATAAATGTTATGGCACTTATCCTCAGCCAAAGCATCAACATACATCTCAACCATCTCAGAGTAGTTATCAGAAATGTTGCTGATCACATCACCCTCAACATTACGGAAATAATAAACAACGATAGAAGTACCGTCAGCAATTTCACCCTCGTTGAAAGTCAAAGCCTTAGTAGCAGGATCGTAAGCAAACTTGCCCTCAGCAACAGTAGCGTCCTGAGTCAAACGCTTTGCGATAGTACCATCAGCATTCTTGACAATAACCTCACCGATTTCATTACCAGCAGTGCCGACAGCCTTATAGTTAGTAGTGGCAGCATTACCAGTAACAGTCAGATAATCGGGAACCTTAACAGAAGTAGAAGTTCTGTGTTCGCCCTCAGCACCGACATTAACTTCAACCAGACCCAAGGAAACCATACCGTTAGTACCAGAAACAGTAACAGCCTTATTACGCTTGAGCTGACCGATTGTACGACCACCCTTACCAGTCAGAGCAGTGTTCTCCTGAGTATTGGCAATAGTCGCATTCTGCAATTCATCCAAAGTAAAACGATGCACACCGCCATTAATGCCGAAACACATGATTGTTTCCAAGCTGGTAATGGAGAGATCGTTCACAACAATGTTACTCATAGTAGCATCCTCCTTTTTAAATTCAAATATTTGTCACGCTTATTCTGGTGACAACCAACTGATTTTTTCGAGATTGATCTTTGACAAATCCACAGTACCGAAATACGCACCGTTCATTGTTTGTTCCCAATGCTTTTTCTTTTGAATTTGCCTCCAACTCGCATTTAATTTGAACACACTCAAATCCAATACGGATTCGTAATCATATTTAAATTCCTCAGTATTCACCAAGGAAATGATCATGTTTTCTAAGAATGACTTATATGGCTTTTTCGCAAGACGCTTTTTCTTTAAGCGATTTCTTTCAATAAGATAACGCTTTGCTTCAGCATTGCCAGCCTTGCCAATTGGAGCCTCCCAAAAATGAATTTTGCGAATTGCATTACATATTTCAGAAGCAATCAACTGGTCAATTTTTATGTCATTTTCTTCATCCCACAAAATATGTTCGCCGTTGCTCAAGTCCTCAGATTCTTTGAACTTTCGCAAATCCAAATCACGAAACAGAATGGATGTATCCTGCTCGTCATAAGCAATGGACTGGATCATCAGAATAAAAAGCTGATAATCCGTGATCGTTTCGTAATCAACCCCTATATCGTCAAGTTCAACCATCAAATCAAACGGAGTAGAAGTGAGGGATTGAACCATATTGTAATATTTCTGATCACCGAAATTAAAAATCTCGTCCACCGTTGGTACATGAACGCTAATTTTATTGTTAATCGGGTAATCTTGAACTTTTAACAGATTGGGACGCTGAATCATTACTTAGCACCCGCTCTCGGATTTCCATTGATTGTTGGACGATTAAATTCCGAAACAGAATATTCCAAAGCAACACCATGAAATTGCTCTGCTGGACTAATATCATCCATGCCCTCTAAACTTACACGACCAACTCCTAAATCCATTGAACCATTCAACAGTGCTTCAATGCGTCCAGCGATTAAATCAGGACGCAAACCATCACTGGTTCGGATATAATCTTGATGCGAAAAAACATAAAAGCAGATATTCATTCTCTTAAATGTCTTATTCATGACCTCTGGTACATAAATACGAAAACAAACATAAGTGTTGGTTTCCTTTGTCGCATCAGGCGTATAAGCATAAGGAAATACTCTGGAATACATCAAAGAACGATCAGGGACGGTGGAATTTTCTTTATCCAAAATCAAATCAACAATTTCCTGATCACTGCAAATCATTTGCATGATCTTTTTTCGATAATCCGTCAACTCTTGTAGTAAAGCCAATCATTCCACCTCCTTAAATCCAACTGTCATTCGGTTTTTCCTGAAGTTCATCTCCTGTTCCAACAGGATCATCGTAATAGTCCGCAACCATTAATTCTTTGTTATCAGTTTTTGGATTGAACTGACTCTCCAAAACAGATAATTGAATATATCCACGCTGATTACCATCAGAATAACTAACAGTATCAGCTTGCTTAATTTCAAACGCCGTAGGCAGCTCCTTGTTTCTATCAATTAAAAAACGAACTCCACTATCCAAAAGAACAGTGTGTTCGTCATAAGAGATATAAACAATCAACTGAGATGTACCAAGTTTGATATACTCCTTTGCTGTTTCACCGCTACCATACTGAGTAGCATTAATTAAGCTAATTGGATATTCTACAATTTCTCCATTCAACGGAGATCGGAACTTAATACTATGATTGCAAAACTGTAATGTGCCTTCCCACTGAATGCCATGCAAATTATTCGATTCTACACAAAGCCAATAACCATGATCAGGCCAAGGAATTACATCGCCCAAATAAAATGGCTCATGAATCTGCGTCTGAATACTTGCCTGAGCAGGGGAAGTGGTACGATATTTATGCAGATAAATACGAGGATGAATCAATCTATCTGTTCGATGGATTGTTACGCCATCAGGAATATAAGAAGGATCGTCAGCAAAAGTCTGCTGAACCAAACGCATTGCATTCTCAATTTGTTCGCCCCTCATGCTATTCCCGCCAGCTTTCATCCTCAGAAGGAAATTCTGAAAACCTCCCACAGAATTCACCCCCTTATGTATTTCTGCGAATATAGGAATAACGAACCAGCAAAGTTTCATTATCCTTACGATACTTTTCTCTCATTTCTACCATCTTATCAAGATGATTGGCAGGGGAAAAAGCATTGAAGTCTTTACTTGACAATGTTTGTTTCAAAGCAAGCGGAACTCGAATGTAATTACTATCCAAATATGCAATCGTCATATAATTGGCTAATATCTCAACCTCAGTATCGGTTAAAGTACATTCAAATCCAGTTTCAGTCCTTTGTGAAATATCTTGTTTACAGCCTCGAAAAGCCGCAATCGCAGGACGGAGATAATCGGATAAAACCTCATATACCTGTTCTTGCTCCATATTGA